ACCCCTTACAACTACGCCAGACTTGCTAGATTCTCTGACAATGCAACTGTCTGGTGGGATGAGTCTGCCACTCGCTATGGAAACTACGCAACCAACAGTGAGATTCTAGATGATTTGTATGATGGCATCAGTCAAAACAATACGTTTGAATTCTATGAGCCTGGATACTTCATCCAAGACTATTACTTAGTCGATGATGATGCAAAGGATAAGATTGACTATACTAGGACTGCAAAGATTCGTATGGGTATTACTTTCTATCCATACTCAACTGGTGCTTCTCTGACAACCTTTGGTAAGGCATACCGCAGGAGCAACTTCTATGCTATAGTAGAGTTGCTTGAAGTCCTGAATAACGGTTATGGTTACTCGGAGGGTCAGGAGTTTGATCTTAAATGGCCAATTGATTACGAAAAGAAACAACGTAAGTGGGCAGACCAAGGCACTCCATCCCAGGTAGTAGATGACATCTTCTCCCCATTCCATCCGAAGCACCACAAACCAAACACATATGGAGTTAACACAACATACAAAATCCCTCAAGAAGTTGGTATCTCCTATGAGTATCAAGATAAATATCAGGACACTGGCAAGAGTCCAGTGAGGGATGCATTATATCAAGAGTCCCATAACAAACAATCTATGATATGGTATCTTCGTAGGACAGATCCCAAAAATCATATCCATTTCAAAGTAAGAGTGAGCGATGTATCATGAGTGAAGGTTTCGGTGAATCTATTATCCCAACTAGCCAGGCAAAGCGTCATGCTGATTGGGCAGAGAGGAGTCTTGAAAAGTCTTCTAAAGAATTAAAAATGCTTCGTAGAGTCATTGAGCAATACAAGGATGACCCAAAGGGTCGTGCCAAGATGCTCAAGAAGATGAAGAAGTATTGGAGCAGCAACGTTGCTACAATTAAAAACCTTGACTACAAACCCAAGGGAGAAGAATTCTGGGCGAATGTTGAGAATCAGATTCTCGATAAGCGTCAGGAGTTGACTGATCAGGAGGTAGAGGAGAATGCACCTCCGTCTCCTATCGAGATGGCAACGGAAGACATGCAGGCAATTCGAGAGTATTTGCAGGCAGAAGAATGAAAGTCGCTGTGATTGGCAGAGGATCGTCTGGTTTAATCACGACGATGAATCTTCTTGCCTATGGAATTCAAGTGGACGTTTATTACGATCCAAGCATACCCCAGTTACCTGTGGGTGAATCTACAACGCCACAATTTCCAGATCTCATTGAGAAGACTCTTGGATATACAAGGAAAGATCTCTGTGATCTGGGTCTTGCATCGATGAAATATGGTATTGAGTTTGATGGTTGGGGTAAGAGTGGTGAAGTCTTTACTCATGACTTCATCTTCTCAGATGCTATTCACTTCTTCACAAAGGATCTCAACCCATTTCTGTGTGAGAAACTAGAAGAGAAGGGTGTCCGTTTCATTTCCCAACCCGTCAGAAGTCCCGAAGTCCTTTACGAATCATATGACTTTGTGATATCATGTGCTGGGTTTGATGAGAAGTTTCGTATTCCCATCAAGCTCCCCACAGTTAATTCTGTGGTATACTACACAGAGGAATTGGATCCTGATGTCTTAGACCCTCAGTATACCAATCACCTTGCCCATGAGAATGGATGGAAGTTTACACTACCATTTCCAAACCTGGGTATTTGTCGTAGTGGATTCCTCTATAAGAGGGAGCACCTATCTGAAACCATCGCTCTGACCTCTTGTCCAGAAGATGCAAAGGTGCTAAACTGGAAACCATCATACTCCCCAAGTATGATTGTCTCAGACAAACTGGCACTCAATGGAAACGCTTTGCTTTTCTTTGAGCCACTGCAGGCACTGTCTCTATTTCATTATGACTTCTTTGCTAAAAGAATCATCCAGTATCTCTGGCATGGATCTCGTAGTGAAGTGTCAAAGATGAATGCGAATCTAACATACCGCCGTGCAGTTGAAGCATATTTGGATGCCCTTGCTTTCCATTATCAATTTGGATCGCAATATGCTTCGTCATTTTGGACTGATGTATCCACTTACTCCCGTCAGAGAGTTGCTGATCGCTGGTGGAATTCACCAGCAGTTATCAATGAAGCATATTCCGTCTGGTCTCGCAACAGAAAGTCTCCTGAGTGCTGTGACAAAGATTTCTTTTATGCTCCTGACCATACAGAGATCTTCGGGATCACCTGTATGTGGCAACTCCAAATGGGTTTAATGTGAAGTTGTAAAACTTCATATATATTATGTAACACTGATGATCCCTCAACTACTCGGATCTGTGCTACAATACACAGGCGGTCGGGAAGTCGAATCCGACCCACCATCTGCGGGTAACCATTCCGCAAGAAACTTTAATGAGGAAATTCAAATGATCAAATCTTTCATTGCTGCAGCTGCTGCTGCCCCCCTGTTTGCTGGCGCTGCTTTCGCAGGTCCCTATGTCAACGTGGAAGCTAACTCTGGTTTTACTGGTAGCAACTACAGCGGCACCGACATCGACACCCATGTGGGTTACGAGAGTGCTCTGGGCGAGTCTGCTTCCTGGTATATCCAAGCTGGCGCTACCGTCGTTGCTCCTGACAACGGTGCTACCGACACCGTGCCCTCTGGCAAGGCTGGTCTGGGCGTGGGTCTGACCGACTCCCTCTCCGCTTACGGCGAAGTGTCCTTCAAGGGCTCGGGCGTTGCTGGTGTTGACCGTAGCTACGGCACTAAGGCTGGTCTGAAGTATAGCTTCTGATATAATATAACCAACTAAATACTGGGGTCTTAGGACCCCTTTTTTTATTTCTGGAGGTAAACGTGTCTAAAACCCCATCGCACACAGCAATTTACACTCGCCCAGGTTGTCCATATTGCACCAAGATCAAAGAGGTGTATAATATGAATGGTTGGTCCTTTGCTGAGTATGTGCTCAACACAAACTTTACTAGGGATCAATTCTACGCTGAGTTTGGTCAGCGTGCTACATTCCCACAAGTTATTGTTGGTGGTAGAAAGGTCGGTGGATGCACCGAAGCTGTTAAATTTCTGAGGGAAAACAAGTATCTGTGATGAGTCAAATTAACACCCATGAATTGTATGAGTTGGTTGATCGAGCGATCGACTCTGCGTTTGCTGATGACCGATACATCTTTAAGATGTACGACTACTTGAAACTGGGTAAGTGGACTCGGCGTGATACACAAGAGTTTATCGAATCCCCCACGGCATCCAGGCTAAGTGAGTTGGTCATGGACCTGGAAACATATACCAAAGGGAAGGATAAATTTCTCAAGGAAGCCTACGCACATCTAACGAAACAGCAGGCCAAGAAGTTAAAGACATACTTTTATGGTATGCTGGAAGACTCCTGGAAGTATGCTGCCGAGCGAAAGCCTGGACGCAAACCTGGGACGAAAAATAAAACAACTTCCCGAAGGAAGACTAAATAGTTATTGACTGGAGAATTTAGGGGGCAACGTATGCAGGACTTATCCTTTCTTTATATTGCCTTCTTCCTCACGATTGGAAGTTTCTTTATTGGATTCTTAGTATCTTGGAATGTAAAGGATGTCTTTGATGTTTGGATCGCCAAGGCAGACTACGCAGCAATTAAGATGCACCCCGAAATGTATGAGGATGGAGAGTTAACAGACCAGCAACTTCTTTACCTGCGTATCGATAACGATGTATTTGATGACGAGGATGATTGATGAAACTTATGATCTCTGAAGTGCTACAAAAAGCACACAATGCAAAAACAAAACAAGAGAAGGTCAAGATCCTCAGAGACAACAATAGTAGTGCTCTGAGGACTATCTTCATTATAAATTATGATGACAGCCTGAAACCGAGAGTCCCTCTTGGTGAGGATGTGCCTTACAAACCTAATGATGCACCCCAGGGGACAGAGCATACTGTCCTTGAGACCCAAGCAAGTAAGTTTTACTATTACTTTAAGGGTGGGGCGGATCATCTCCCTCAGATGAAGATTGAGTCGATGTTTATTCAGACATTGGAAGGTC